CTAACCCATTCGGACGCTGCGTCTCAAGCCACGGGATAGAGGAAGCGAATAACCGATGAGGCACAACTGGTCGAGAGCGAACAACACCACGGACTCGATGCCGGCGGCCTCCGCGATCCTGGCTTCTTTCAGCCAGGGACTGCTGGGGTCGCCGATGCCTACCAGATGGCTCCGCTGCGCGGGAGAGAATCCAAACTCCACGGCTGCATTGATGCTTGTCTCGCATAGGTCAAGGTCCCTGGAATTCGTATAAGTAAAGCTCTCGGTCTTGAGGCGCGCGAGTTTTTGTGGAGTCCAACTGGCCGCCGGATAATTGACGACGGCGTCCAGAGCGCCACTATTAGTGTCGACCGGATATAGAACTTCAAAGCGGCATGCCGGAAATGTTTGCAATACGAAATGTGAAATCTGATCTGTAAATTGACCGATCAAGGCCGGAAGGAACGCGGCCTCATCGGGGACGGTCATTGGGTCGACAGTCCCCGATGCAATCACGCTCATGGCGCGCCCGAATTGCGACTGGAAAGTGGATGTTGTGTAAGCATCGTAAAATGGCATTCCTGATCCGTCATCGGGGAAATACCACCACTGAACCTCGCCAAATTGCAAATATGGAACAAGACCTGCGGTGCTCTGAACGGTAGCCATGTCCAAATAGACCTGTTGCCAGAACACCGTGCTCTCGGGCGAAAAGTTTGTCTGAAGCGCCGGTGTTGACACCACGACAGCGGCCTGGCTCGGATAGCGCTGGGCGATTCCCGCACTCGCGCTTGGATCTCCATTCTGAAGTTCCATACTGAAGGATGCTGTAACTTCCAGCCCGTATCCGAGCAAAGCAGTGAAATAGCTTTGATGCCAATCGCGGGCCGCGCGGTTGATTCTAGGCAGAGCCGTGAGATCCGTGTACCAGTTACCATCGACGCCGCCGGTTAAAGTTGCGCCTGAAACTACCAGCGTCAGGTCAGCCGTTGGAGGGCTGGCGCTTAAAGTAATCGTGTTGCCCGCCGCGCCCATTGCCCTAGACCAAATGGTGAGCTGATTGCCGGACGCAGCGGCCCAAATCGCCGTGTATCCACTGTTGATCAGCAGCGCGAAGGCCAAGGCCAAAGTAGTGCCCGTATCGCCCATCACATTCAAGTGAGTGATCGCCGTTTGATCCGATGGATCGGATGTGGTGGCGATAGTAATCGTGGTCGTCGCGTTGGCGTCAGGTGTACCCTCAAAAGCAACTGTGGCGGACGCATATTCCTGGCCAGCGCAAACGAGCTCGTAGAAAGCCGTTGCACCTACGTAGTGATTTACTCTGCCGTCGAATCCCAACGAATCGATTAGCCACGCAGTCCTTTCTGGCGCGAGGGCGATAGAATGCAACGTGTCCCAGTCGGTCGCAAGAGCAAGTTTACTCTCCGGATTAAATGCCGGCAATTCCGTAGTCGGGATTGCCAGTTCAAAGAAATCGACATAGAAAGACGCTCCGCCGACATCCTGATGCGTCGCCGTCACGACGTGCGGGCCCGGAGATAATTGACCAAGGGGAATGCGAACCAAAACGTCCTCGCCGGCTAGGTTCGTCTTTATCGTTCGGGCTGGCGCCAAGTCTAGCGAGACAGAGATCGTCGCTCCTCCGGCGAGTAGACGTGTGCCAAGATACAAATTGTGTTCGACCGCTGCGTTGTAAGCGTACGAAACAGCGGATCCAAGGACGATTGTCTCCTGTATTGATCCGCCCGAGTAGTTGCCTGGAGGCGACTGCGTCCACGTGCCCGAGTAAGTCAGGTTGGTTGCCGTGTTCTCGGTCCGAATGCTTCCAGGTCCGGCGACAGAGTAAGTCCGATTCGATCCGGTCACAGACCAATTTGAGATCGCAACCTGGAACTCACTACGCTGAAAGGCTCCAGCCTGTAGATCGGCGGCGTAGGTCCATCGCAATTTCCGAATCGCGTTCGCGGGAACAGGTCCGAGTACGGGATCGGTCAAAGATGTAAATGGAAGAGTGATTTGCCATGTCGTCGGCGATGTCCCGCCAGAGAATTGTCTGAAGGCGCAATCCCACTGTTCCGTCCCGGCGCCGGAAACATAAGTATAGAGCCCGATTCGATTGCCATTGGCGCCCGTCGGTTGGGTCTGCCCTGGGCGCGAGAAAGTGAGGGTGATCGTTGTTCCAGTCAATGTTGCCGACATGACCGAGTTAGCGGCCGGATCGGGATTGACGATCTGCACTGCCGCGACAAGTTGCGTCAACGCGTTCTCTAATGTATCGCCTGCGAGCATTAAGTACGAATAGTGTTCGTCAAGAAAGAAGAAGCCAACGTAGTCGCCCGCTGTAATCGTACCCGACAGAGTGATCTGCGCGGACGCAGGCTGGTATGCACTAGCAATCGGCGTCGCATAATTTGCGAGCGGTACTTTGAAAACCTGCTCCCCGCCGGGGTCGTTATAAGGATCAACGCCAGCAGCGCTGACCGCCCAGATGCGTAAAGTCGGCCAATCGACCGTCGGAAAAAGCGTCGAATCGAGAGCGATGCAGTTCGTTCGAGTCTCTTGATACGACAGCGTAAGTCCACTCAGATCCCCGTCCGGTAGTGGACGCATCGACGGATGCTCGAACACGTCGTCGCGATTCCACTCGATCACGGCCCAATCGAATTGCTCTCTCCAACAACCCGATACAGTGAAGCCCGCTGGACTTGTCGCACTGAGCGCCGCGATGGCGGAGGGCTGGAAATAGTAGCTTTGCAGGTCCTGATTAGGAGTTAACTTCTGAAGTATGGCCATCGAATTATAACCGGATCGTCACTGTCAAGTCCGCTCCGGGAACACTCCCGGACGCCGGAGGTACGGCAAGTATGTTTAGCCCTAGCTGGGCTTGTGATTGCAGTGGAGGTAAGGTGGCGCCGTCCACGACGTTGGATACCGTCGCTCCAGCGGGCACCGAAAGTGCGCAATACGGCTGACCGTTCTGCGTCACCTGCAAGTTGACCGGCGCTCCAGTGGGCGCCGTGCCGAGGTTCGCGAAAATGTCTCGCACTGAATGCGCGGTATCTACAATGACTGGCGGCACTGCATTTGTTTGGATAGCCAACAACCCCTCGATCTGCATCGAGAACTGACCACCCGATAAGGTGCGAATACCGGCGTCAGTCGTCCCCGTAAACGCCTGCTGCATGACGCTACTATTGCCTTTAGAGTTCGTCACGAAGAAGTCGGCCGCTGCAATACGGACATCCGGCACGGTGACTCGATAGGAGTAATCGCCGCTTGCGGGCGTACCGAAGAATTGGAGTGGAAACGGCATGACGAACGTCTTTCTGGACAAGACATAAACCGGCTCGGCAAGGGAATGCGTGGCGGCCACCGTCCCGTATGCGCCCCGTGTCACCTGTATCGATGTCCCAGCAGTGACATTCTGTTGCACTGTCATCAGTTCAGAGTCGATCTGCACGATGTCCCCGGCCCGGGCCGAAAGAGGCCCACTTAGTTGCACTGCCTGGTCGGTCACTGCCACGGCGCCCGACAGCGTTGTCCTCGATGTTCCGGCGACTTCATCCCAATACACTAGCGAGAGCGTGCCCGCGGCCACGCCATGGGTGTTCGTCAGGTCGGTGAATCCTATCCCGACGACCTCAATCGCCCCTTGCCCCGTCGCCGATAAGCCGAACGTCGGTTGCGCCGGCACATTGGCATCCAGTTCCGATCCGGCGCCGCCCAAGATCTGCCACTGTGTAAGTGGCGACAAAGCATATGCGCACTCATCGTCGTTGACATTAGCCGCCAGTCCGGATACTTCCACCACCGCACCGGTCATATTGGGGACGGAAAAAGTAACAGGACTCGCTTTAGTCGTGGCGCCGAATTGCCAACTCGCTCCCGCGACTAGAAAATAACTGGTCTGATCCGGAGCTATATCCCAGCCCGGCGCGACAGTTAACGTCGAATCGGTGTTCGATACAATCGTTCTCTCTTGCCCGGTTCCAGTCCCTTCCGAGAGGCGCGCGATTGCGCCCTGAAATTCATTCATCTCCATTCCGGCACTCGTCACTCCGACCGTATTGGCGCTGTAGATATCGGCCTTTTGTTCCGTCCTGAGAACCGAACGCCAGTAGAAGTTCGCATGATCGAAGTTCGCATCGGGCGGACCTACCAGCGCCGGCGTTAATCCTTGATCCACGAACTGCGCTGCCGCGGGCGCGCTCGCGGCGATTCGAAGAAGGTTGGCCGGCGTGGCTCCGCGATAAACGTTAAATGCGGCCGCCGCTGAAGAAAAGCTGAGGTCCTGAAGTGTCACGCTGTTCGTGCTGGTTCCAGCGGGGATGGTTGCGCTGATGCCGAACGACAGAGCGCTCTCTGCGCCCGAGGCATCAAGGGCACTCACAGCGTAGTAATATGTGGCGCCGCCCGGGAGTGTTCCGCCAGTGGAGGCATACAAGGGTTGCAAGCTAACTAGCGGAATGGACAGCGTGCTAATTGCAGGAGCCTTGGGCACTGAGAACGCTACACTCAGCCCGACTGCGCTGGCGCCGTCCGTATCCACGCTCACGGATTCAGTGATCCCGAAGTCCGTCGTCCCATCCGCGTTAAGTACCGTTCCTACTAAGGGCCGCGGTGTGTTGACTTGTGCGTTCGGTTGCCGGCCGGTTGCATTCGCCCTCGCCGCCGCCGCGGAATACCATTCGTCGTCATGGATCTGCGCGGTGATCGAAACACGACGATAGCTTGTTCCGGGAGCAACGGCTAGAATCCGGAACGGCTGGCGGCTAAATCCCTCGCGAGCATAAGTGATGGTGATAATGTCGCCCGGCGCCAACTCTACCGCTTTGACGCTCGTATCGAAATCAACATAAGTATTTCCCGAAACCGACTTAGAGAGAGCCAGGTAGGCGACACGTGTCGCTTGGTCGAAATTCGGAATTCCGAGAGCGGGAAGAGCGCCCACAATCTGCTGTCCGATGTTCGCGCGGTCGCCAGCGTCAAGAATAGAAAAGCTGTCTTGCTGGTACTCGTTGAATTCATCCTGAAACTCGATACTGAATCGATTTGGCGTGTCCGCGGTACTTCTTGAATAGACGCGCAACGAGGATTGTCCACTCGGTCTCAACGCGATTCCGGATAGCGAATTATCCCCGAACTCATAAGCCGGCCATCCTCCATTAAGCTGCGTCGTGCTGTTACTTCCATCCGGCATTGCCGCTTGTTGGTTTGCCAGAGTGTCTTCCGACCTGACACGCAACTGACCCTCCGTGTTGAAATTCAGAAACATGCACGCACCATTGCGAATGCCTCTGACGACATCGGATGCGGAGCGCCTCTGCGTCAGGAAAAGGTTGCACTGATACCTTGCGACCTGCGTCGAGTTACCGTTCAAGTCGGTGGTTTGTACGGGTTCGTTGCAGACCGCGGCGACGTGCGCAAAGCTCGGAAGATCGATCTCATCCAGCGCCCAGCCGCTTCTCTGTAGAACATCCAGCAGCACCCAGGCAGGATTGTTTGTAAAGCCCACGGTTATCAGGGCTCCCGTAGCATCGTATTGCGCCAGCTTTAGCCCTTGCAACAATACCTGGATACTCGGAAGCGACTGACCTGAGCTGATCGCGTTCGGCACAACTACGGAAAGGTACGCCATGCTACCGTAAGGATCGCCCAGCGGCGTTCCGCTGGCGTCGGTAAAATTGGCGTCGAAGGCCCCGTTGCGCGTCCCGTATGAGACCACGTTGTACCAACCGGTCGCGGTCATATTCGCGCCTGACACGCCGGCTGGAATCTCAATATCGTTCACCACTACCGTCAGAACGCTGTCGATCTCACCGGCGCCAAGTAACACTTCCATGCGAGTGAGGTTTCCGTCATTCCTTGCGAAAACGATGGACGGCTCGTACCACCCGGTCCCGTAAACGAGCGGAACGGGATCGTCGTAAGTGGCCTGGTTATCGATAGGCGTTGAGACGTGCGAGCCTTTTTCGCGATAACTTCGGACGACGATCGACGGAGGCAGAAACTCAACTCCGCCAAAACGAGCGGTTCGATTTTGTCCCGCATCGCTGCTAAACATGCCGCGCTGGATGCATTGCGTACGGGATAAGTCGCACGAGGTGAAAGGAACAGTCCCATTCAGATTGCCCACTCCATTCGTCACATCCGGCGAATAGCCGCACCGGTACATCGCCGAAAACTTGCCCCACAATGTCCCGGTTAGAGCTTCGCTCCGGCTTGCAGCGTCGGTGGGAAAAGTCCACGGGCAAAGCTTTTGGACCTGCGTCTCCGGCAAATAGAGTCGTTGCATGTTCAGCCGGTTATTGAACGTCAGCCTGAGCCCCGCCTCAGTCGATTCATCGGGCGCGTTCGCGATTCCGCGAAACACTACCCGTGTATCGGAAGCCGGGATTGCATTCGCCAGACTGAAAAATAGAAACGCTACGGTAAGTTTCGCGCCTTTCCAACCAACGGCCCTTTCAATCGGAGCAAGAACCGCATCTGCGTTCGCAAGAGTGACCGAGATTCTCGATATTCCGTCGGTGGCATCCGTTGACGAAGACTTCATCTCGAAAAGGTTGTGCTGCAGCACCCGCGCTTCATACTCAACCCCAGCCACTGTTACATGATGCGAGCTCCAGTTGAACACATCGCCCGATACCAGCGTGCACGTGAACAGGAACAGCGGTGTGTCCGGGCACTCCAACTCTTTTACGTCAGCAATAAACGCCATGTTTTACCTCATGAGACCGTGCTTGTAATCTTCAGCGAAGTCGCAAACTGTCCCGGCGCATCGGACGTGTTTACCAGGATGTCTTGGTTAAAGCGGGCATTTTGATAAACACCGCTGACATTGGTCTTTGTCTTAAAGCCCCCGGCGTCCGGTTGTGCCTCTAGTTGCGCGCCATACGCGAAAACCGTGACTCCGGGATCGAGTTCCAGCCCACATTCGAAGCCGTTTGACTGCGTGGCCAAAGCGCCCGAGGACTGTACGCGCGCCCAGGTCTCGCCAACTGCGATCGTCAGCGGGGCTTGTGTCGCGCCACTTGCGCGTATCAGATTCACCGAGCATGGCGTGTCCGATCGCAGATAAATGCTAAAAGTGTACTTAAACCAGCCGGGTCCGGCCGTCTGTTGGATGATGCTTTGCGAAGCTTGTGCCGCGTTTGTTAATGTCGTAGCGTTTGTCCCGCCGTTCGGATCGGGAGCGCCCGATATGACTTGGAGAAGTGGGTCCGGGGTCCACACCGGCATTGTGAAATTCTCGCTCCAACTGAGAAGATTGTCTGCGGGATCGACGAAAGTGAAATTCCCAAATTGCCCTTGGACGCCTTCAAACAATGCCTCGATCGCGTTCCACTCGGCTTGCGATAGTCCGCTGTACGTGAGCGTCCAGGACATCCTTGCCGGTGTGACGCTGGCCAGTACGATAACGCTCCCGTCCGGCAGATTATTGATCGTAGCCGCTCTGAGCCACGTCCTTGTCACCGGATATTGGGCAACATTCCCGTTGGCAAGCTGAGGGAAATACAGCGCGCTCATGCTGGAAGCTCCCTTATCGTAAGACTCGTAGTAGTCTGAACGGGACCCGCTATTGAATCCGTCCATTCAGTCCCTTGCAGACTGCAATTCGGATAAGTGGCGCCATTCCACGGATCTGTGAAGGTAAAACTGCCAACCGCGCCGTTCATATCCTGAATGAAATTCCGAATGCTCTGCAGCTCTGTTTCATCCAGATTCGCGAGCTTCACGATCCATGAATGAAAAGGCTTCGGAAAAATGCGAAACCGTTGCTCCGTGCCGTCCAGAAACTGAACCACATCGGAAGAGAATTGCGTCACGCGGCTCGCGGGATATTGGATCACCGCGCCGGTTTTTAAGGTCGGAAAGCTATCCATCTTATAACTCTGCGATCACATCGCTCAGCGGATGCGAATCTAACAAGGCGCGCCTCACGGCATTGGCAATATCGCTGCTGTGATCCAGGAATGATTGTGAATCCATTGCGCTGACTTGAATTTGAATCGGTTGCTGAGAGGCTGCGCCCGTCTGCCCACCGCCTGCCTGCACGGACGTCTGACCTCGGTTGACGGCATTGGCTGGTTGATTAATGGCGGTCTCAACATTCACTGATGAAGGCATTTCGAATGCACTCAAAACCGTCGATGGGGAGTACTCGCCTCCAAACAGACTCATGATGCCGCTTAGAATCGGCGACAGAATCGATCCTTGTCCCAGCAAGCCACCCAAGAGCCCGCCTACACTCGCCAATGTGCTCGAACCGCCGCCACTTTGCGTCGTTGAATTTGACGCGCCGATGGTTTGCCCGGTGCTCTTCAGTAACTGCTGCTGTAGCGCCTCCAGATCTGATAGTTGTTGGTTAGACGAAGAAGCCGCGCCGGCCGCCTCCTTGAGGGTCGACTGCAACACCCCGCCCACGGTGCTGAAACTTTCCCCGCTCCCTCCTGCCGCGGAAGCCGGCACGCTATCAAATCCGTAGACGGCCGGCAGGCTCGGCATGCTTGTCCGCCTCTGCCGCCCTTCCCTCACCGGAAGCGCGGCCAAAAGTCTTCTCTCAAGGTCACTGATGTTCACTCTTAATCTCCGATTTGAGTTCGTTGTCTAAAATGCAGAACGCTTCCGCGGTCCGGGCAGGGAGTGAAAATAGGTCCACGCCCATGGACTGTCGCCACGCCACGAATTCCTGAACGAGTACCAGGCTCTCCGCCGTGAGGTACGACACAGGGCAGCTCTCGATGGCGACCGCGCGCCGCGCCCACACCAGGCGCGGTTTTCCGTCATGTGGTCCAAGCCATCCACATCGCCGCACCGTCTCCAGGCCGTTCTTTCTGCAATCGCCGCACTTCCAGGCTGCCTGGTTCGCAAATTGAAAATGGAAGGCGGCGATTAGTTTTTTCGTTCGCTATCGCTCAACCCGCACTGCGCTTTTATAGCGTCGACAATCTCCCGTACAAGCTCTTCCGGACCTTTCTCCGCGAGTAACTCCGCCGTCGCATCCACGCCGTCAATCGTCAGACCACTTAGCTTTACCAAACCCCACTGCAGATATAGCCGGTCGATCTCGAAGCTAAGAATGTTCGCTTGGATTTGGTCGTCGCCCCCGCCGCCCGCTTCGCGGAACTCCATTTCTCTGCTTAACTCCAGGACTCGCCGCGCCAACTGCATTCGGCGCGCCAGCGATATGCGTTGGATGGTAAACGCCGCGCTCTTCATGACGCACGATGTTATGGTAATGGTACTCTCGTAGTTCACGACCCGGCTACTTGTAGTGTCATCATCCAAATGCGATAGAAATCTCATCATCCGTCACTCCCTGTGCCCGGCAACTCTTGAAAGTCCACTGCTGCCGCGTCTGCGAGTCGTCAAACTGCGGCGTCTCGAGCATTACGTTCTTTAAATACACACCAGTAATTTGGCCGGCTTGTTGACCCATCTGAAGCATCACGCTTGTCGGCGCTTGTTGCCGCGCTGCCTGGTACAGTGCCCGAGTCTGTGAGTCATCTTGTTGGTACAAGCTGAAGTTTACGCTCACGGTCCTCATGCCAGGCGAAATCCCCCGGGCGAGAGCCGCTCCAAATTCCTTATCGCGCAGCACCAGATTGTTGTTCAGCGTGACCGCCGCGGATGTGAGCGTGAAGAATTGATTCGGCACGCTGCCGAGCCACACCTCTCCCAGATGGCCGGGGACGATCGAATACTCGAAGCCACTCGAGCTCGGTTCGCCTGGAAAAACCGTAAGTCCGCCCTGCCCTGGCTGAAAACTCGTCGTATCGGCCACATCGCAAGCAGCCCCGGCGAACTGAAATTCGTAAAAGTCTGCGTTTACCTGTAACTGAAGCTGATCGACGGCAACCCCGTAAAGCATTCGCTGCACTGCCGACGTAGGACTCCAGCAATCGAGAATCGTCACGCTATTCAACTCGGTATTGAGAGAGTAAGTAGCGGAAATGCCCATCGGCGCGCCATTGGCCGGAGTGACTGTGAAAGGAGCATTGATCTGAATCGTTTGGTTATCCACCACTGCCGTGACAAATCGGATTTCGCTTCCGTACACCACGCCTTGCCCGGCCGTTAGCCCGTGCGGCGTCGCCAAAGCCAAATGATTCGTGCCGGTAAAAGAGCTAATGTTTAATGGATTTGTAATTGCGGCCGGCAGTCCCATGCACGCCTGGAAAAGCGGTCCATAGCCCGGCTCTTTCGTCTGATCTGCCCAGTTCCGCATGTAAGTGCTGATTTCGACGGTTGTCGCCAGCCTTCCGCCTGACGGGTAGCCAACAAATGTCCGTGAACCGGTCTTGTCCTTACGGTCCACCCGCTCACGCTGCTGGCGTGCTGTAAGCTTAATAGCGGGTATTCTATTAAACGCGCTGCTTGCGCTAACTAACCCATAGCTCTGCTCTAGCGCGACATAAAAACGATTCTCGTTTGATGAAATGTAAGCCATTCTGTCCTACGCCTGCTCAGTTCCTGCTGACGTCCAAAGTGAATGTCACCTTGGCCGTCTGCGTGAAGTTCTTACCGCCGTGTTTTACCGCGGCAAACGAAATCTTGTATTCCCCGCCGAAGAAAATGCCGTCGCCCCAATCTCCGCGGTTCTGGTCCAGGGTGCGGATAATCGCATCTGCCAGCACGTTAAGTTGCGCATCCAGATCCTCCACCCGGTCGCTGGATACGCGCGCTTCTATGGCCATTCCAGCCGTTCCCGAAAAGGTGCGCGATTTTTCGCGGAGCCGGTTCGCCACCTCGTCGAAATAGACAAGAACGCAAGGATACTTGCCCGGAGTATTGCGCTCCGCGATTTCTGCGGGCAGGTTTTGGGCAATCACTTGTTGGCTTCCGAGAGTGATGTCCGGAACCGACTCCGCCGTGGCTAACGCGTCGATGTTCGCCTGCAGGCCGCCTGCCCCGCTGAGCAACCCTGCCACTAATCCCACTACATTCGATATTTGGTTCATAACTAACCTCGGGGCAAAACGTGCCGGTCCACGATCCACCAGTCCGGCGACTGACCATCGCCCGGCGCCTTCCCTGGAACGAGCCCGGTCGGAGGCAAGATCCACGTTCCGCCGATCGGTATCGGCGCGGCGTTTTGTAGCTGCACACTTTCGGGACCACTACCGGCATAGACGTTCCAGGAATCGATGCCCTCCGGCGCTTGCGCGGATGCGACAACCATCGCCGACCCGTCGCTGGTGGTCGCCTGTTGCACCTCGCTCGCGCACCCTTCTTGTCTGAACGCATTGATCCAGGAAACACGAACGTAGTAACTGATCCCGCTGACACCCAGCGGAATTGTGGTCAATGACGGTTCGCTGGCTCGGGGCACCGGATTTTGAACGATGCCAGCGCCGGCACGATAGAGGACCTGTTCCGCCTCACGCGCCAGTTGTTCGTATTCGGCCCATTTCCCTTGGTATCTGTCGTTGAGCTGATTGTTATAAGCGTCGCGGTAAATCATCGCGAGCGTCTTATAAGCATGCCACCTCTTCAGCGGCCTCGTAACTACGATGTCCCTGACGTCCACATGACGTCGAATCGGGAACTGTCTGTTGTGGAGCGCGCTTCGGTCCAGAAACAAGTGCAGGCCGGTCGCTATTTCCTCCTGAGCGAGCGACGCTTTCGCCGTAATATTAATCGCTTCTGTCGCCGCAACCGTCAGAATCGCATTCTCGTACTTCTGGAGCGCGCCGCTGGTGTTAATCGGTCCATCCGCTAACAAGGCCATATTCGTACTCGTGTCTACTTCTTCTGAAGAACGCTCCGCAGCAATTCTAAGTCGGCTTGTGGCAGAACATTGAGCTGCACCAGCTCTCTCTCTCCGGCGTCTGCTGCCGCTTTGAGAGCTGCAACCCCAGCCGCCTTAAGTTGCGCCGCCTCGTCTGGCGTTGCCAATCGCGCTTTACCCTGCGCGATCAGCTTCGCCGCCACGTCCCGCGACACTTCCGACAACAGGCCCGCGCGCCCTCCATCCGATGTTTCTAAACTCGCGACGACCGTGTCTTCCCCCGGAATTGTCGCAGCGATAGTCCGGATCTTTTGAAAGAATGCTCTTAAGTCCATAATTACCCCTTTTTGAATGCCTAACTAAAAAGGACCGGCCGTCGCCTTTGCCTTCGTACCGGTCCTCCTAAAGCTCCTACTGTGATGACTAGCTGTTTACCTGGACCGCGAAGTTGTTACGCAGAACGCCAGTGCCGTACAACACATCCACGGTAAACTGCTGTGCCAGTGTGTTCGGCTGGTAGCTCATGATTACGCGCATTCCGAAATTGCCTAGTTCCGCGTATTCCGCGATCGCGCCGGTGCCCGGAAGCGGCTGGGGCAGACGCCGCACTACTAATCCAATCGCGTTTTTGGTGAATGCCAGGTTATGGGTTGTCGCCGGCGCACTCCCTGTCAAAGACACAAACTGCGAGCGGAAAATGTAGAAATCTTTTATCTTACCGACGCTGCCGTCGATCAGCGCCCGCAAACCAGCGTCGCCGGCGCTGTAGAATTCGCTGAAACGGGGAATTTGCCGCAGTGCTGAATAAGTCGCGGAATTGACGACCAGATACTTATTCGCACTGGGCGGTACCATCGCCTGGAACAACGTGCTTTCCGCTTGATCTATTACCGCCTCCGTGATCGGGGTCCCAGGAGTTCCCACAGATCCGTTAGCGGTGAACTGTGCATACAGGTTCAAGAGATCCGACTCAATTCTCTGTCCCAATGCGATCACCGCTGGCTGCATATACAGCTTCAGAAGGTCGGGCACAGCTAACACCTTGGTGACATCCGGAATCTGGAACGTCGCCTCCGCGTGGGTATTCAGAACGATTTGCGCATTCCCCAGACTGGGATTCTGAGTTTGCACCGTTCCGCCTTCCGCGATGTTATTCGCAACTAATGTAGGCGGGATCGGCACGTTAACCGTGTCTCCCGCTTGCGCGAGGATTGGCTCGTAATCCCGATTCACAAGGTTGCCCATTACCAGGTTCCCCAAGAGCGCGGGCAATGCATCCACGGCCACGAGCTTTACGATCGCATTCGCGACATTTGCTGATGTAATTGTTGGCATCTGTTCTTTCTTTCCTCTTTCTGTTCGTTCAGCCGAGTAGAGTCCAGGCTCCCCCGCGCTGATGTCTTAAATGCCGCGTAAGCTTTGCGCGGCAACGCGCGAGATCTCTTTCCGTACCCGGTCCAATTCTTCCGGGTCCATGCCCGGCCTGATCTTGTCCAGATCGATCCCGCGTTCCGCCGGGGCCGCTTTTTGCACCGGTTCCATTCCGGAACCCCCGGCAATCCGCGCCGGCAGCAGTTCCGGATTCTCGTTGATGAATTGCGCCAGGTATTCGCGCAAAGGCATTTCGCCTTGATCCGCGATGGCCGTTAACCGTCCATCGTCTTTCCTGCGAATTTCACCACGCACGGCGCGGAAAGCCAGATCGACCTTCGCGACGCCTAGCCGCTGCAATTCGGCGCGGACTGCCGCCTGTTTCTCGGCTTCCTCCGCGATCTGTTTGTTGTGTTTGTTCTCGCTGGCTAGTTCGTTTACCCGTTGTTCTAACTGTTCTCGGCGCCGGCGTTCTTCCACTAACTCAGTCTTATACGCCGGTTCCGATCTCACTTGCTCCGCGCGCATAAACTCGTCGATTACACTCCGGATCACGGAACGTAGTTCACCTTGTCCTTCGTTTGTGGCCGTAGTAGTTCGTTCCTCTTCCATAAGCCTCCCTGGGATTCTTCGTCCGCCTTAGCTCTGTGCGTCGATCTCGCGCGCAATCTGATCTTTGATGTCTTGACGCACATCGCAAAGGTACTTCAGCGCGAGTTTCTTGTAGATCTGTTTACGCAGCGTCGGGGATTGTATTCCGATATCGAGCAACTGTTGCGCGTCCGAGATCTCGGAGCTGAAATCTCCGATGTCGAACTCGTCCAGTCCGGAGACATCGATCCGGACGCCGTCTTCACGCGCTTCCGCGATCCACCTTAGAATGCGCTTTATCGTGTCCTTGGTAATGTCGCCGTACGAGCGCAGTACTTCTTGTGTGATCGAGAAGTCCCGTTGCTTACTCAAACCCGATTGCACACCGCGTCCCGCAATCTCACCGCCCGCCTGCGACAGGTAACACACACGATATATTTCCTGTTGAAGTCGTAGCAGATTGTCGCTTGCGATCTGGAATACGTTGCCCGTCGGCTCCGTCCATCCGAAGCGGTCTCCCGGAGCGAGTTGAATATAGTAAGATTCCCCGACAATCTGGTTGAACTGTTTGTCCGAGTAAACCACGGGTTGAGCGAATAGACCCATGGTTAACGCCCAGCCCAGCGCATTGGACTTGTTGAAATGTTCGAGCTGCAATAAACCTGCGCGATTCATGAGCCACAGCCCGTCCCCCACCTTTAAGTCGACCAGGGGAACCCGCTCCAGTTTCGCCAAACCATGACGTCCCTGCGCTATCAGCTCCACTCGATCTCCGCCGCCCCCTCGCTCCTCGCGATCGTAGATTTGGAAGCCGCGTTTGTCGTAATAGGCCCATCGCGTCTGCCGGATCCACGAAGTATCGGCGATACTCTTCTTTCGAAGGCTCGATGTTCGCAGGACAATCCAGTCATAATTGCCCTGGTCGTCGTAACTCCAATTAATAAGGTCGTCGGAGGAGTATCCCACCAGATAGGCGCGCGACATCCCCAAGGCATCTTCCTCGGCTCGCGTGTCTGCGTGCTTCTGAGGGCGTGGAAAGTCGATCAGAATGTGACTGCAACCGCCCACGAGCGCCTCAATATAGCTCTGCTTCAGGAAATCGGTTAGGCTTGTGCCTTTCCGGTCGCAGTCCTCTACAAACCCGCTGAAAAAATCCTGCCCGCGATCGTCTCCTTCGAACACCAGCGTGGGTTCCCGGCGAAAGAGCGTCGCTGCATACCAGTCGATGATTGAACCGGCATAGTTTTCATAGAAGACACGCCCCAGGCGCTCGTAATAGATTTCAGCAGGCTCTTTGTGCCGTGGAATAAGATACTGGGTAGCGTTTGCCTTGAAATGTTCGCCGCCCGCGTACAGGTCCCGGTATCGCCGGCAGATTTCCCGCTTTCGCGTGTATTCGGGATGCTCCCGTGTAACATCCGGGGCCGTCGTCTGTAGATCTATGTCTAACATAACCTATCGCTCTTCTCTCCATACACAACTTGCGGCGTACACTCTTGCCACAGTAGATAGCCCAAGGCGTCTGACAAGTGTGTCCTTTTCGGATCTTTTTCCTTGTCAATGATCCCGCTATCGGGTTTGTAGGTAACCTCTTCCATGTCCTTCAATAGTTCCTTGCACCGCGGATCGATCAAGAGGTGAACTTCCTGATACGCCGATAGCAGTTGAGCGTTCATCAGCGCGACCCGCTCACTAATCCTGGGATTGGCCGCCGGAACTTGCATGCGGTGGTTCATGTATCCATTGCGCTGCATGTATTGGTCGATAATGGCGTAATCGCTCGT